AGGCTCTGCCGCACCTAGTCATCCCTCAATCCCAGTCGACGAGGCGCACTGAGCGACTAACCGCGCGCTGTCAGTGCGACCCACCGCGCCTGATTCGGATCTCCCAGACTGCCATGTCCGCCGGCCCAATCACCTGCGGCGTGTGCGGACAGAGATTTGCCTGACTCGTTGCGAAGGACTGGACCACTCTAGGAAGCACAGGAGGTACTATCGGTAGGCCGGCGACCGGCCATGACAGACACAGAGGGGTATCAGATGCCAGGCAAAGAGGTCTCAAGGGCTGAAACGCCAGACTTCCACGTCGACATCAGCACAGTGCCCTCACTGCAGCTTGAAGAGGTCGCCAGAGAGAGTGAAGCAGCGCTCTTGGCGCGGGGCGTGGCGTACGCCAAGGAATACGCCACCATCGCGCACAAGAGCACTGTCCTTGCTAACAACCTGGCTGTGGTCAGCGTCGCACTTCGCGTCAAGCATCAAGACATGCTGGGGCGGAGTGGTCCCTACCGGCAGGCCATCAGCAGCATGTACCGGGACGCGGGTATCTCACAAGACAGCCCGCTTCCCGGTACCGTCAGATGGCACGTTGGCAACCTCCTCCGACGCCACATGACTCCACGGGAGTTGGAGAGCCACGGCCTGAAGCCGACGTCCCCACTGGAGCGGCAACAAGACGACCGCGCGGTCAAGGCTGCAATCGTCGTAGCGAGCAGGGCGTCCGACGATGCAGCCCAAAGTGTGGAGAAGGTCGACGGTGAAACTCCCGTCAAGGCGACAGCAGACCAACTGAAGTTGGGCAACGTCGCTCGGAACCTCGTCGGCCAACTGGACCCCGACGTCATCACCGGATCCATGACCGACGGGCAGCGTGCCAAACTGGACGAGGCTCTTGCGGAGATGCAGGAGATGATCCGGGATCTCCGTCGGCACACACGAAAGCGCACGTCAAAGGCCTGATCCGCCTCCCCACGTCAGCCCCCGCCACCCTCCGGCGGGGGCTCTGCTGTGTCAAAGGTGCAAACTAGACCCCTATTTTCAGTCTCTCTTAACACGCGTTAGAAGAGATAGAAATTAGGGGTTAGTTTGGCACTTTGGCCCCTGGTTCGACTGCGGGGCGGCGGACGGAAGATTCACCGACGTCGGCCCTCACAACTGGCCACCCCGTACCCATAACTCCTCTGTCAGCAAGTACAGCGACGAGGAGGGCCCCTAGTGGCCGGAGTCAGCACGATCAAACGCGGCGGAAGCCGCTTCTACGTGAACCCCGACGATGCCCGGATCAAAGTCCCGGGTGTGACCAGCGTCGTCGGCATGCTCCCGAAGGACTTCCTGACGTACTGGGCGGCGAAGGAGTCGGCGGAGGCCGCCGTAACCAACTGGGACATCGTCAGCAAGCTCGTCCAGCGCGATCCGGCCGGCGCCGTCGACTACCTGAAGGGCGCGCACCGGAGGAAGTCGAAGGCGGCGAGCGATCTCGGCAGCGCCGCGCACGACATGTTCGAGCGCCAGGCGCGCGGGGACTACATCAATCCCCGCCATGTCCACGTGGACATCAAGCCTCACGTCCGCTGGTTCGACGAGTTCCTTCAGACGATTCAGCCGGAGTTCCTGCACCTGGAGGAGACGGTCTGGAGCGACGCTCACCAGTACGCCGGCAGCTTCGACGCCATTGCGCGCGTTGACGGAGAGATCGTCGTCCTGGACTGGAAGACGTCGAAGGCCGTGTACGACTCCGTGGCGCTGCAGCTCTCCGCCTACCGCTACGCCGACCGGATCATCCGGTCGGAGGACGGGGAGTCCGTCGCCGTCCCTGCGATGCATGGAGGGGCCGTCCTCCACGTGAGGCCCGAGGGATGGCAGTTCGTCCCCGTGGAGTGCGGGGAGGCCGTCTACGGCGCCTTCCTGGCACTGCGTGAGGTCTTCGACTGGGAGGCCGACGGAAAGAAGAAGGTCGTTGGTAAGCCCATCGCGTCCGGCGGCGAGGTCCAGACGGGAACACAGCGGAGGGCGGCGTGAGGGCGCGCTACACGGTAGCCGGGAAGGTGCGCATCGACCTTCCCGACGACGCTCGCTGGCAACTGCGAGGCGGCGCACAGATGTCGGTCGTCGTCAACCGCCAGGACTTCGACGAGCTGGTGAAGGTGATCCAGGCTGGCGACGCTGAGAAGGCGGAGCAGGCTCGGGCTCTGGACGAGGCCCGCGCGGATATTCGACGCCTGACCGACGACCGCGATCGCTGGGACGTCGACGAGCTGAGGGCGACCGTCGTCCGCCAGGCCAACGAGATCACTGCCCTGAAGGGGGAGAGCGCGTGAACATGTCCAAGACGCCGACCATGACGGGGCTGCTGGGGCTGGCCAATCAGATGAAGGCTGCGGAGGAGCTGGCGGAAGAGCAGCGCAAGCAGGCCGCCACGAAGGCATGCACGGAGTTCCTGACCGAGCTGGCCCTTCTCCCGCTGCGCGCGTGGCTGATCATGCTGGGAGTCGGCGTGCTTCACGGTGCCGTCCTGGCTGTGCCGACGATCAGCTTCGGTGCAGCCCTCCTGCTCGTCCTGGCCGTCAGCTCTGTGGCCGGAGCCATTCACCAGAAGTAACGCGAGGCACACACGGGCGGGGACGCAGTGAGGGCGTCCCCGCTCTTTCGCATGCACACGAAGGGGAGAGCATGTCTTTGCAGGAGAAGGCGGAGCAGCGCGAAGAGCGCGCGTTGCTGCACGGGTTCACCTTCCAGCCGTGGCCGAAGACGCCGCGACTGTTCCGCGACATCATCATCACGGAGAAGATCGACGGCACGAACGCCGCGATCCACATCGAGGAGGACGGCCGGATCGCCGCCCAGTCCCGGAACCGTCTGATCACGCCGGACTCCGACAACTACGGGTTCGCGACGTGGGTCCACGCCAACGCCGGGGATCTGGCCTACATCCTGGGCCCCGGGACGCACTACGGCGAGTGGTGGGGCGCCGGGATCCAGCGACGCTACGGCCAGGACTCGAAGCGGTTCAGCATCTTCAACACGGACCGCTGGGCGAAGGTGGACGCCGTGCTCGGCAGCTCCATGCAGTCTCGCGCGTCGGGCGCGACGCTGGGCGCGGAGATCGACGCCGTCCCCGTCCTCTATCACGGCCAGTTCAGCGAGGCCGCGATCTGGGAGGCCGTCGACGACCTGAAGGAGAACGGGTCGGTGGCGGCCCCCGGCTTCATGAACCCGGAGGGCGTCTGCGTCTTCCACGTGGCGTCGCGCCAGGTCTTCAAGGTCACCACTGACACGCCCGTGGGCAACGTTCACAGCCTGGACGTCCGGCGCGACGCCGGCAAGTGGGAGGACGCCGCGTGAAGATCCCCAACTACGTCATCGCGGGTGTGATCGCGGTCTTCCTGCTCGTAGGCGTTGCCGTGGCCTGCGGAGGAGGGTCGGCTCAGGCCCCGTCCGGTGGCATCGAGATCGACATCGACCACTACCACGCACCGAAGACCAGCAAGCCGACGCCGCGCATCGTGCGACCGGTCTACAAGACGCCGGCCAAGAAGTCCCGCAGCCGGAAGGTGTGAGGCGTGGCCGACGACCAGCGCGACCCGGATTACTGCTGGGTCTGTGGCCGTAAGTGCGGCTCGAAGGCCCACAAGTAGGAGGACGGGATGAGCGGCATCGACGTGGACGACCTCGTGTCGTCGTGGCTGATCGATAAGTGGCTGGAGCGCAGCAGCGACCCGAACAACTACCAGGCGTTCGTCAGGTACTCCGTCGACGAGCACGGACCGCGCGAGGCCCTGAGCATCGTCACTGCCGACGCTGACTGGGAGTGCGGTTGCTACTCCAGTTGGACGCGGGAGGACGACTTCATTCTTCAGGCGAAGATCATGACAGCTTCCGGCGCCGTCGACTTCGAGTACGGCAGGTGGGGCGACTTCCCCAGCTTCATTGAGGAGCTGGACGCGTACCAGCGCAACACCGTGTGCTCCTACGAGAACGAGGCGGACGAGGCATGACGTTGGAAGAGCACGCGGCAGCCATCGAAGCCGCCATCAAGGCCGCCCACGCGGACGGCTTCGACCTGGACGACGGGGACGACACCCCGATCCGCACCCTGGAACTGAACCAGTACGAGCCCGGGAACGGGGCTGTGCGCTGGGTCTCGATCGACGTCCCGCAGTAGCCACGCGAGTCACACACGTCAGCCCCCGGTAGCCACGGCGCCGGGGGCTTTCGGCGTGTCGAAAGAAGTTCATTCCCGCCCGCTGTCTGGCCCTTCGTAGGCCGCTGCAAGGGGCGGAAGGGAGATTCACATGATCCGATCGTTCACCATCCACACCGTCGACGGCGGGAAGGTCGCTGTCACGCCAGTCGACTCCGGCTACGACCTGAACGTCCAGGACGCGAAGGGCGAAACCACAGCCACGGTCACCATGTCCGTCGACGACTTCGCGGCCCTGCGCGAGCGGATGGAGGTCGCGGCGTGAAGCGGTCCGTAGAGGAAGAGCGCGCCAGCATCCACACCGCCATGGACCGCATGTACGAGGGTCACGACGAGCTGTCGGAGCTGCTGGACGACCTCCTCCGGGCGCAGGCGTACGAGCTGGCGGAGAAGCAGCGCAAGTTCTTCGGCGACGTCAGCTCGCAGGGGAACGACGGCAACTGGTACGGCATGTCGGAGTGGCTAGTCAGCGAGGCGCCCTGATGGACGTCGCAGGCATGGCCGTCGACACCTTGTCGGAGTGGCTGAATGGCTACTTCACCCCGGAGAGCGGCCCGCAGCTCCGCGTGCGCGTCCACGAGGTCGACGGCGACGCGATGACCGTCGGCGTCGAGACGTGCGACCCGTTCCCGGACAACCTCCGGACGTTCCGCATACGAGTGACCGCAGAGGAGATCTGATGTTCGGCACACCGCAACAGCCGCCCACGCCGGAGGATCTGAAGGCAGAGATCACCGTCGCCATGCTCGACATGGCCGGCATCCTGGAGCCCATCTACGACGCAGCCGACGGCATGAAGCGGGACCTGGAGGCCCGTGGCTGGTCTCCGACGATGGCTGAGCAGGCCGCGGGCTCGTGGCTCTGCGCGGCGCTGTCGGCGATTGGAGGTGGCGGGAAGTGAGCGTCATCGGGCGAGAAGTACTGAAGCGACTCGACATCTTTGAGGACATCGCCGAGGAGCGCGCGGCGCAAGACGCCAAGTTCGGTGTCCAGAACCTCCCGTACGGCACGGGTGACGAGTGGCTTCAGGCCATGGCCGACGTCAGCCGGACCGAGTGCGACGAGGCGTTTGCCGCTGGGCGTGGGACGTTCCGTCACGTCTTCCTGGAGGAGGTCTACGAGGCCATGGCGGAGACCGACCCAGTCAAGCTCCGTGCGGAGCTGATCCAGGCGATAGCCGTCGGCGTGAAGATCGTTGAGGCGATCGACAGGAAGGCCGCCGAATGAGCATGGGCCAACTCCTCCTGGCCGGCGCCCCTGCGCTTCCCGACGGCTGGTTCTACCGCTTACGGGAGTCCATCCACGTCGGCTACAAGCTGGAGATCCGCGAGCAACGGCGATTCGGATCCCGGCTCGTCGCGGAGGTGCACGTCCTGGAGGAGCGCCACGACGACATGACTGACGCCGTTGTCGCCGCGTGTCAGCGAGCACACCGGACCGTCGAGGAGCGTGCACAGCAGCGGGAGAAGTACGCAGCCCTGTCGGATCTCGTCGGAGACCACGATCCGAAGGGCGGACGCCCGTGAACGGCCCGACGTGGCTCTACCGGGTCAAGGTCGTCCCGCCCGGGGAGGTCCGCGGGGACTTCGATGTCGGGAACTTCTACACGGTAGACGTCGACGAGGCGCGGCGGCTCCGGAACGAGTGGGCGGACAAGGGGTTCGGCGCTGAACTGTCCTCCGCGACGATCGGGGACTTCTGGCTCTTGTCGGAGGCGGGCGACCACAGCCCGACCCTGTACCGAACGGAGCGCGAGGACAGGCACACCGTCCCGGCGGAAGTCTGCGACACCTGCAGCGACTTCGACGCCGGTCGGCTTGTGCCTGCGTCGTTCTGCGAGCGGGCGCGGAAGAAGATGGAGGCCGCGAGTGGTATCCCTGGCTGAGGCCATCCGTCGGAAGTTCGACGCCGATCACCCGGGCGGGAGGAACACGCTCCTGTGTGTTCGATGCCGACGCCGGAAGGACCGCCTGGAGTTCGAGGAGTGGCCCGGTCATCAGCGGTCCGCGTGGTGCCTGACGTGCGGTCCACGAAGTCACAACGACCGCATGGCGTCTCTGTGGCTGTGGCAGCGGAATCAGGAGCAGGAGAAGAACCGCGCCCTCGTCCGCCACATCGCCCGCGTGAAGGCACAGCGCGACCGCATGGCCCGCGTCATGACGTCCGGCGACATCCTGACGTACCGCGAACTGGACGTGACGGACGCACTGCACCGACGGCAGGAGCAGATCGGCCCGTACATCGCCGCCATCGCGTCCGCCCTGGAGGACATGCTCCCGGGCGACGCCTGGCACACCGCGCACGCCATCAAGCAACTCGCCTCCGGCGAGATCGACGGAGCGACAGCGATGAAGGAGGCATTCCCGCATGAGTAACCCCATGCCCGGAGACTTCGCCCTGACGAAGATCTCCGGCGCCGTCGGCGCTGGTATCAAGGTCGGCCAGTGGCTGAACGGCGACGGCGCGCCCGTGGAGCACGCGTTCGTGTACGTCGGCGAAGGATGGATCGTCCAGGCCATGCCCGGCGGGGCACAGTACGTACCCCTGAGCTACGCCCCGGAGCCGGTCGTCTGGTCGACGGGGAAGATCCCGCTGGACGATCGGATGCGTACGGCCATCACGTCGAATGCCCTCAGCCTCGTCGGGACGCCGTACTCGTTCGCGGACTACGGTTCCCTTGCCCTCGCGCGCTTCCACGTGAGGCCTTCATGGGTCCGCGACTTCGTGGCGGACACGGGTCACATGATCTGTTCGCAGCTCGTCGACGAGGCCTACCTCCGTGCCGGCGTGCACCTCTTCGACGACGGCCGGATCCCGGGCGACGTGACGCCGGGGGACCTGTGGAGGCTGCTCCATGGCGTCGCGTGACGAGCGGTACAACGACTACTGCGAGTGGTCGGCAAAGGCTCTGGCGGATCGGCTCGTCACCGCGGAGGACGCCCTCAAAGAGGCGAAGGCAGATTCTTCGTACTTCGAGGAGTGGGCGACGGCGAACGGACATCGTCTGAACGCTTCTTTGGCGGAGTGCAACCGATACCGGACCGCCTGGCTCTCCGCCCGACGCCGATCCGGCACGGAAGCGCAGTACGCGACGGAGGCCCTGGAGCTGCGGGACGCCACGATCCGGCGCCTGAAGGCGGAACTGGCGAAGGCGCGTCAGTCGACTAGCGCGACCGCGAACCCGGAGCGGACGACGCTGTGAGCCCCCGCGCCAAGTGGGCCGTCGTCTGGACCGGTTGGGCGCTGTACTTCACGGCCGCGGAGCGCATCGCCCTGCGTGGCGGTCATCCTGACGCCCCGCTGTCTGCTCACCTGCGCTTCGTTCTGGGAGCGAGGAAGCGGAGTCTGCACACACGTGCGGGCCAGGTGTGTGCGGTTGCCGGCGTCGTGTGGCTGGCTGACCACCTCTACAGCGACCGCTGAAACCCGGTCGACGTCGGCCCTCACATCGGGCCACCCCATACCCATAACTACTACATCGGGAGGACGGAGCGCGCGGCGTACACGCTGTGGCTCCGTCCTCTCCTGATACCGAAATTCACACGCCACCTACGAGAGGCATTCACGTATGGCGAACAACCTGACCCGCCTGTGGGACACCGACCCCGACTCCCGCCCGAAGGAGAGGACGTTCTCCGACGACTTCGTGGGCCGCTTCCGTTCCGGACGGCTGGTCGGCAAGATGCCGGAGTCGCTGAACGCGTGGCGGGTCACGACCGGTGACCCGGTCGTCGCGGACAAGATCGCGCAGCTCTTCGGCGGCGCCCCGGAGGAGTGGGAGACCGACAAGGAGGACAACGTCGAGATCCTGACCGACGCGGCCTCCGTCGAGATCATCATCGAGTCGTCGGCCAAGATCGACGCCTCGATGAAGCTGTTCGGGAACACCGGTCTCATCCACCACTGCGACGGCGTGGAGTACCTGTCGCCGGAGGACGAGAAGGGTGAGCCGTGCGGCTGCCCAGCGCTGCTCCAGGACCGCAAGGACAAGGCGAAGACCGGTCGCGGCCCGAAGCCCAGCGTCGACGTTCAGTTCAAGCTCGCCGACGCCCCGGAGCTGGGCCTCTTCCGCTTCAACTCCGGCTCCTGGGAGCTGGTCAAGGTGCTCCACACCGTCATCGCTGACGTCGACAAGGCCGGCGGGGCGACGGAGGAGGACACGGGCGGACCGGTGCGCGCGCTGCTCACCATCGAGCACGTCAGCTACACCACGAAGGCCGGTCGCGACGTGGCCTACAACAAGCCGGTCGTCAAGGTGCTGGGCGCCCACGAGGCCGCGCAGTCGGCGGACCTGGCGAAGGCCGCCTGACCGACGCAAGTCATGCGCCCGGTCCCTTCCGCAGTGAGGGCGGAGGGGGCCGGGCGTACTCACGAGTCTACTCACACACATGGAGGGGCGGCGTATGCCGATCCTTGAACTCTGCGCCGGATACGGCGGACTAGGAATAGCGGTAGAAGCCCTTATCGGCGACAAGGTGACCGTCGTCGCCGAAGTCCACGGGGCAGCGTGCAAGGTGATGTCATACCGGTTCCCGGACGCCCCGAACATCGGCGACATCCGGTACCAGACGTGGACACCCCTTGTCGGACAGGTCGACACCATCACGGCGGGCTTTCCCTGCCAGGACATCAGCAACGCGGGAAAGCGCGAGGGGATCAAGGGTGACCGGTCAAGCGTCTGGTACAACGTCGCCGAAGCAATTCGGATCATTCGACCCCGATACGCGTTCCTGGAGAACGTCTCAGCACTCCGTAATCGGGGACAAGACGAAGTCCTCGCATCGCTTCACGAGATCGGGTATGACGCGACATGGACGTCTCTTCGAGCTAGTGAGGTCGGCGCCGCCCATCACCGGGACAGATGGTTTTGCGTCGCCACACCTTCCGTCCCCGACGGTCTCTGACGGCTACCGCGGACCGGACTTCGCCAAGCGCGACCGGGACGGATCCGGCGGGGATGACCTCGTGACGGCAGTTGCCCGCCTCTTCCCCCGGGACAAAGCGGAGCAACTGTTCAAGACGCCGACGGCGAACTTGGCGAACAACGGATCCGCCCAGCACCCGGACAAGCGGAAAGCAGGCGGTCACGGGCCGACGTTGGAGGACGAGGTCTGTTTCCTCCTGGACGTGGACCCGGACGCCGACGAGGTGGACGGACCGCACTCGCCGGCCGAATGGTGGGGCCCTTTCGCAAAGGCCGTACACCGCTGGGAAGTTTTGATGGGGACAGCGGCACCGGTTCCCATCATGTTCGGTCCCCGCGGGGGCGTGAAGCTCGCCCCGAAGTTTGCGGAATGGCTGATGGGCCTTCCGAACGGATGGGTTACCGACGTCCCCGGACTTACCCGGGAAGAGCAGATCGGCCGTATCGGAAACGGAGTTGTCCCGATGCAATCCTTCTGGGCTTTCCGCTGGTGCCTCGCACAGAAAGAACACACGGAGGAGAGCACGGATGGCCAAAGCCCGACTGACTGACTTCACAGGAGCGGAGATCCGCCCTGGCGTCGTCATCACGTACGCATCCCGGCGCGGGAACCGCGTCGCTCAGACGGAGGCGGTCGTCCTGGAGACCCGCAGCCGGAAGAGCGCCGGCCGCGTGGTGCCCGTCCTGAAGGTCAAGCCGACGGGGCGTGAGAGCGGCATCAGCGGGCGGAAGACGATCAGCGTCCGGACCGTCGGCGCAGAACACGCGGTCGTGATCGGCGACACCACCGAGCAGTAACCAGCCCACACCACATCAGGCCCCCGCGCATCGACGACGCGGGGGCTTTCGCTTGGCATCACACGGAGGAGAGATCGTGACGGAGTTCAAGGTCGGCGACAAGGTGGAGCACAACGGACGCCGGAAGGGCGAGCTGACGTACGGGCCGTTCCAGTCCGTCAGCCTGAGCGGGGAGGCGTTCCTCCTGAAGGAGGAGGACGGTCGGGAGCGAGTGGTTCGCGCGGGGTACCTGACGGCACTGCCCTCCTTCGCCGTCGGCGACGAGGCGCTGTACGACGGGCACCGCGTGAAGATCGAGGGCGGCCCGGTGACCGGCTTCACGTCCGGCGACGTGATCTACCTCTTCACCTTCCTGGAGGGGCCGCACACCGGGTCGGGGGCTTCCCGGAACGTCGAACGGCTGAAGGCCATCACCGCTCCGGAGCCCATCAAGGTCGGGGACACGGTGCGCGTTCTGCGGGACAACGCGGAGTTCGCGCGGGTGTCGGCGGGCGACGTCTTCACGGTCGTGGAACTGACCGGCGGTCGGATCGCCGTGGACGCGCCGCTCCGCACGGACGGCGGCAACCGCTGGTACTTCGATCCGGAGAGCCTGGAGAAGGTCGACCAGTCCGCCACCACCCACGTGTACAACGGCATCACCTACGACCTGACGGCCACGTACCGCGACCGGGACGGCGACCACTGGAAGCTGCGACGGGACCCCGCCAACAGCAGCCGGGTTCAGGCGCAGATGCCCCCGATCCTGGAATCCGGGTGGTCGGGATACGACCTGGCGACGGCCGTGCGCACCTACGGCCCGCTGCGCAAGATCTGAGCAACCCCCGTCAGCCCCCGGTGACTTCGGTCCCGGGGGCTTTCGGCGTAGGAGGAGAGAGGAGAGCGACATGACGCAACGGGAGAAGCTGCTCGCGCTGCTGGAGGAGTTCGGCGTCACGCCGTCGACCGGGGCTGAGTTGTTCGGGGAGAGCACCCGTCCGGACGAGGCGGCGGACGTCGTGCTGATCGCGAACCACGGAGGCGTGGAGGGTTACCAGGAGTTCTACGCCTACTTCAGCTTCGACGAAGCGGGAGCGTTCGAGTCCGTGACGGTGGCCGAATGACCGGTTCCGTCCACGTCATCGAGTCCGCCAACGCACCCGCAACGGGCGACGTCCGCGCAGCCGGCCGTGACGACCTGATCTACGTCCGCCGTGACGCGACGACCCGCAAGGACTGGCCCCGCTACTGGGACGCCCTGGGCGTCGCCTGGACCCGCGGGGCGCACGTGACGTTGCTGAACCGAGAGGAGAGCTGATGGCCACGAACGGCAAGTTGAACGACATGGAGCAGTGGCGTTCCGTCGTCGAGTACCAGAAGCGGAAGCGCAACCCGGCGCACCACTGGAGGGACAACCGGGACGTCCCGCAGTACCTGGAGGAGTGGGACGACGAGCTTCACACCGACGTCCGCGGTCCGTACCAGTCGGCGGAGAACGCCCGTCGGCAGGCAAGCCGGGACGCCGCCGCACACGTGAAGGGGTCTGGGTACCCACGGATGACCGTGAAGCGCCTCGTCCGCGTGGCCATCGAGCATACGTCGCTCGCGTGGGCGCAGTTCGACGTTCGCGACGCTGAGAAGGGTTGGGGCGCCTGATGGACCCGTGGATCAGTCACGAGACGTGGCGACGTGACCCGCTGAAGGGCCACGACAGTAAGAAGGGCGTTCGGTCCGCCATCCGCTACGCCCGGGGTCACAGCCGGAACCTGCGGATCTTCGTCCGCAGCGAGCCTGCGCCGGGACTGCTCGCCTACACCGAGCTTCCGGCGTCGGAGTGGGACGCGACGTTCGCGGAGGAGGGCTGATGGCGCGGCGCATGGTTGGCGACGATCAGGACGTGTTCCGCGTGGTCGTGCGGCGTCAGGTGATGGTCGAGAACCCCGATTGGGAGCGCGGGATCTACGACCCGGAGAACAATCCGCGCATGATCCCGTCGGACACGGTCCTGACGAGGGCGTACGGGCCGTACAACTCCATCGGGGCTGCGCGCGGGCAGGCGACTGGCCACCGCGAGTACTGCGGAGAGGCCCGTCCGGGCGTCGTTGACGTCAAGATCCAGAAGGCGCAGACGACATGGGAGGACGTAGCGTGAAGGACTCATTCGGCGTAGAGATCGGCGAAGGCGACTACATCCTGTCGGCGTCGACGACGCACGGCCGTGTGAAGGTCGGCACCGCGTACCAGGGCAAGAACGGTCTCCTGATGCGGATCGACATCTCCGCGCAGTACGGCATTCAGGAGAGCGCGCACCCGAAGAGCGGGCAACTGGGCTACAACGTCGTGGTGCTCCGCAAGGCCGACGGCACGGTACCCACGCACGTTGGTCCGCCCGTCGTCCTCGATCCCAAGATCCTGGACTCCGCGCTCCGCGACTACGTGGCCGACCTGGACTACGACATCCACAAGGGCATCGAGAGCGGCGAGGAAGACGGGGAGGACCACTACGCCGAACACGTCGAGTCCTTCACCCGCGCCTACGAGCACGCCGCTTCGAAGACGGGGGAGAGCGAGTGAGCAGCTTCCGAGTAGTCCAGACCGTGAGCGCCTTCCACTACCCGGAGGGCAAGGTCTGGGGCCCGTACGTGGAGAAGGTCGACGCGGAGCAGCGCGTCGGCACCCTCCGATCCTTCGACGGGGACGGCGTGATCGAGCACGGGGAATTCGGCGAGCCGGCGGGCGTGAAGCTCGTCGACGCTGGCGGCCCGGGAGGGGCGATGGCGAGTGTCTGAGTACGTCAGGGACAGAGACGGCGACGTGTGGGAGTGGGACGCGTCGAGCGAGGTGTTCCGAGCTTCAGCCCTGTACCCGCGCACGCGGGACGAGCTGACGGCAGACTTCGGGCCGATATCGCCTTGTGCTGCTGATGGCAGTCCGCTTGAGAAGCCGGAGATCATCCGCGCTCTCGTGGCTGGCGCCTTCCTGGACTACGCGGAGCGCTGGGAAGAGGAGTACCGGCGGCGCCCCTGCAGTCACAACCCCTTCGCGGGGCTGGCTCGCGAAACAGCGGACGCCATCCTCCGCGGCGACGTCCAGCCCGCGAAGGCGCCGTGACTGGTAGTGTTCGATTCTTGTTCGAACACATTAAGTGTGACAGCCGTCACACGGGTAGTCGTGTAATAGCTGCGCCCGAGCGCTGTCTCTCTATGTGCCAGGCGCCACAAGCCAGAGAGGACGGCGCGCAATGAGCACCCCGGACGACTACGACAAGATCTACGACGAGTTCACGCGGCACGCACCGATGGACCTCGTGCGGATGCTGCTGGACCGTCACAGGGCGCTCGTCCGGGCGGAGCTGCTGGCGGAGGGCGGCGCCGTCGCCGTCAGCGACGAACTCCTGAAGGTGGAGGACGACGGCGTGACGGTCGTCGACTTCCAGGAGGGCAGTCTTCTGCTGGAAGTCTGGGTGAAGCGGGTCGACGGCTAGCGGCGCCGCCACGGCATGAGTTCGGCTAGCGCCTTGATGATCGCGGGGCGTTGCTTGGCGTCCGCACCTCGCAGCGCGATCATGAGTGTGAGCGGAATCAGCACGAGTGCCATGACGAGGTAAAAGAGCCCCATCCATGGCGCAGCGCCGACGAACTTCCCAACTACGGCCCTCATGGGTCGCAACCTCTCCGGTCTGTGTCGACTGCGAAGAGGTGGCTGCGGGCGCAGCAACCTCAACGGACAGGCGACAGCCTGTACACGCAGCGCCCGCCAAGCTGCGTGCCGTCTTGCGACGGACAGTTCCGTTGAGGTCAAGCCAAGACAAGACCATACGGCGGGCTGGCAGAGATCCTTTTGTGGATCTCCGGTACTTCGATGATCGCTCTCGTTCTAGCCACTGCACCGACTCGCTTAGAGAGACCGGGTACAGGTACTGCCAGCATACCGCACGACCTCAACAGGGGAGGACGGCACAGGACTTGACGAATCCGAGTAAGGCCAAGGGCACAGCGTGGGAGTCCACTTGGACGACCTGGCTGCGCGAGACCCACAACCCGGCGGCTCACCGGAACGTCCAGATGGGCTCCAAGGACATCGGGGACGTCGACGGCTTCTACCTCCACGCGTCGGAGCTGAAGGCGGAGAAGACGATCCGCCTGCCGGCGTACATCGAGCAGGCGAACCGCGAGGCCGTGAACGCGGGCCAGCCCTTCGGCGTCGCCGTCGTCAAGCGCGTCAGGGCCAACGTCAGCGCCGCGTATCACGTGCGTGACGCCGCGACTGACGTCCGCCTCGTCAACCGGCTGCGCGACGCGGAGCAACTGCTCCAGGAGCACGCTCCGCCGGAGATCTGGAAAGAGCATTACGAGCGGCACGGCGCCGGCCGATAACCGGAACTTGCCCGTCCAGGCCACTTTCCTAGGCCAGGCAAGTTCCCATTCCAAGCAAGTTCCGACAAGGGGCGTCCTCTCAGACCGGGAGGGCGCCCCTTCGGCATGCACGTACGAGGAGAGGGGACCCGTTGAAGCTGTCGGACATCCTGGGGCGACTGACCGGCGTGGAGGAGGATCACGACGGCTACCTTGCGCTGTGCCCCGCTCACGCGGACCGCTCGCACCCGTCGCTGAAGATCACGCTGAAGGACGACGGACGTCTCCTGATCGTCTGCCGGACTGGCTGCGAGCGTGACGCGATCTTCCGGAAACTGGACCTGACGATGTCGGATCTCTTCGACGTCGACGGAGCTGGCGCCCGGACCGTGTCCGCGGCACCGCCGGAGACGGTGGGCGTAGGCGAGATCGCGGGCCTTCGCGCGTTCGTCGACGAGACGTCGGAGGCGCTGACGGGCGCGCTCGACGCCGTCACCTACCTCGCGGACCGCTTCGGCCTGTCCGTCGACGTGGCGACCGACTTGGGGGTCGGCTTCGCGGCCCCGGGCGACCGATCGCAGCCGTGGCTTTCCCGCGGCTTCACCCGGCACCCGCGTATCACGGTCCCGCTTGCTGGCTTCGACGGCGTGGTCCGTGGACTGCAGGGGCGGGACATCGTCGGTCGATGCCCCGCGCGCTGGGTGTCCCTGGCCAACGTGGAAGGCCGCACGTGGGCGAAGTACGGCCTACTGCGGAGCGGCGCAGGCTATGACACTGTCCTCGTCTGCGAGGGCCCTGGAGACGCCCTGACGGCGGTTGGCGCGGGGTACGACGCGCTAGCCATCCGTGGTGCTGGGCTGGCCCGTAACGCAAAGCTCGTGGAGGAGCTGGCGGAGGGTCTGCGGGACCTGGACGTCGTCATATCGGGTGACCGGGACCGTGCCGGCGCTGGCTTCACGGACTCCCTGGCGTCTGCCCTCGTTCGCGCTGGCGTCATGGTGCGTCGCCTGGAGATCCCGCGCGACGGCTGGGATCTGACCAACTGGCGCGAGGACAACCCGGAAGCGTTCCCCGGAGCGCTCCACGCTGCCGTACGCGCCGCGGAGGTCGTCGTCCTGGACGCTCCTGCTACCACTCCGTCGACGGCTCCGGCCACGGTCGACGACGCGGACGCCTCGCTCGCGGACATGAGCCTCAGCGCGCGCCAGATGTTCGACGCAACAGACGTCGGCCTCGCCGTCCGCCTCCGCGACTACATGCGGGCAACGGGCGGGGGAGTGCGGTACGCGCCCGGACTGGGCTACCTCGTGTGGGACGGCACGGTCTGGGCGTCCGGGAACGCGACGGTCCGGGAGGCTCTGCACCGCATGGGCGCGGAGATGATCGCGAAGGGGGACGACAGCGAGCGTCGACTAGCGCTGAAGGCTCTCACGAACCGGCACATCGACGGCATCCTGAAGGAGCTTCCCTCCGTTCCCGGAGTGCCCGCGCGGGCGGATGAGTTCGACGCGTCGCCGGAGCTGCTGTCCGTCGCGAACGGCACGGTCAACCTGCGGACGCAGGAGATCCACCCGCACGACCCTGCGGACATGATCACGCGGCGGCTCGACGTCGCGTACCGGCCGGAGGCGAAGGCACCTCGCTGGGATCAGTTCCTCTGCGAGGTGTTCCCGAACCATGCGGAAATGCCTGCGTTCATGTGCCGGCTCGTCGGCTACGGGGTCACAGGGTCGACGGCGGAACAGTGCTTCGTCTTCATGCACGGACAGGGGGCGAACGGGAAGAGCGTGCTCCTGGACGCGCTGATCCACGTCTTCCGCGGCGTCACGAAGAGCACGGAGTTCTCCACCTTTGAGCAGCGCGTCAACGTCGGCCAGGCGTCGCCGGAGCTGGCAACCCTGCGCGGGGCGCGGCTCGTGACAGCGAGCGAGACGGAGAAGTACAGCCGACTCGCGGAGGCGCTGGTGAAGCAGCTCACGGGCGGCGACCCGGTGACGTGTCGCTTCCTGAATCAGAACCCGTTCACCTACGTCCCTACGTTCTTGCTGCTCGTGGCTGGCAACTACAAGCCGGCCATCCTGAGTCAGGATCTGGGCGTGTGGCGACGGGTGAAGCTCATCCCGTTCGAAGCCACCTTCCGCGGCTCGAAGGCGGACCCGTCTCTCCCCACGAAGCTGCGGGCGGAGTCGGAGGGCATCCTCGCGTGGGCCGTTCGCGGCGCTGCGGAGTGGCACGAGCACGGCCTCCAGGAGCCGACGTCCGTCGCCTCCGCGACGCAGGACTACCGGGAGTCGGAGGACAGGCTCGCGGAGTTCATCGCCGCCCGCCTCGTCCAGGAGCAGGGCAAACGCATAGCTCCGATGGCCATCCGTCGGGCGTACGCGGAGTGGGCGGAAGACGCCGGTCTCAGCCGGAAGGAAGTCCTCTCCGGCTGGGCGCTGGGCGTCGAGCTGGAGTCGCGCGGCTTCACGAAGCGCCGTTCCGGCGGCAAGTGGGGATTCGACGGGATCCGTCTCGCGACGGAGCAGGAGCAGGCAGCCGTCAGCGCTGCAGAGAGCGCGGTCGACGTCGACGAGCCGGACGACGACGCACCGCGCGACATCTTCGGGCAAGCACGAGAGGGGGACGCAGCGTGAAGTACTTCCCGTACCGCATCGCAGGGGACGAGACGATGACCCGCGTCCCGGAGACCGCCGCCGACCTGGCGGAGTTCCGTGCGTGGGTCGAGCGCAAGGCCCGTGCGGGTCTGACGGTTGGTAGCGACACCGAAACTACCGGCCTGGATACCTTCTCCCCGACGTACCGCCTCCGCCTCGTCCAGTTCGGCGACGACGTGGACGCATGGGTTCTTCAGGTGGAAGGACGCCCGGAGATGCTGGAGGCGGCCCGCTGGGCTGTTATGACGCTTCCGCACCTCGTCTTCCACAACGCGCCATTCGATCTGCTCGTCCTGGACCGGCACGCGGGAACGCCGCTGAACGCAGTAGCGCCACGCGTCACCGACACGAAGATCATTGCTCACCTCTACGACCCACGTCCGAAGCATGAAGGCGGATACGGGCTCCGGCTGAAGGAGCTGTGCGCGAAGGACGTCGACCCGGCGGCCCCGGACACACAGGAGGACTTGACGCAGGTCTTCCACTCGATCGGCGAGACGAAGGCGACCGGCTGGGCAAAGATCGACATCAATCACCCGACGTACCTCCTGTACGCGGGACTTGACGCGATCCTCGTATCCCGTCTCCTCCCCGTTGCCCTGGCGCGGCTGATGAAGGCTGGCGTGAAGCCTGCCCTCATCGACTTTGAGCACCGCGTGATGCACGTGTGCGCGAAGATGGAGCGGCGGGGGATGCTCGTCGACCGCGAGTACGTCAGCGGGCTCGTGGACCGGCTGGAGGAGGAGGCGGCCCTCCACTCCGGCAAGGCAGCAAAGTACGGCGTCAAGTCCGTCAACGCGCCTGCACAGGTATCAGCGGCTCTCGTGGGCATGGGAGAGACGCTAACGGAGACCACTGACAGTGGGGCTCTGAAGGTCGACAAGAGCATTCTCCTGGACCTGGCCGACCTGGACCCGCAATGGCAGCCGCGCGAGACCCGCAAGCCCAACCCCCTGGCGGACGCTGTACTCCGGGCGAAGCGGGCTGGGAAGTGGCGGACGTCGTACGGCGTGGCCATGCGCGACGGCCTTGACGTCGACGGACGCGTTCACGCGAAGATCAACAGTCTCCAGGCGCGGACGGCCCGGATGTCAGTCGCCGGCCCGCCCTTCCAGCAGCTCCCTTCGGGGGACTGGACGATCCGGCGCGGCATCCTCGCCGACGAGGGGCACCGCATCTTCTCCGTCGACTACGCGGCGGTGGAGATGCGCGTCCTTGCCGCCCTGGCAGACGAGCAGGTCATGAAGCGAGCGATCCGCGAGGGCCGCGACCTTCACGGCTTCACGGCGGAGCTGATCTACGGGGCCGACTACACGAGTTATCACCGGAAGTTGTGCAAGGGCGTCGGGTTCGGCAAGGTCTACGGCGGCGGAGCGGTGACGCTGTCGCGCCAGACAGGCGCTCCGCTCCCTGACGTGAAGAAGGCCATCGGCGCGTACGACCGGACGTACCGAGGGATCAAGAGGTACAGCTCGCACCTACAGCGCGAGGCGCGCGCGGATGGCTATGTCGTCTGGACTCCCGTCGGCCGGCGCCTTCCGCTGGACCGCGACAGGGTCTACGCCGCGACCAACTACGCCGTCCAGTCGACGGCTCGCGACGTCCTGTGCCAGGCCCTGTTGGACATGGACGAGAAGGGCCTCACGGACTTCCTCCTCATGCCGATCCACGACGAGTGCCTTGGGTCGGCGCCGGAGGACATCGCGGAGGACGTCGCCCGTGAGGTCGGCGAGGCCATGTCGATGGACTTCTTCGGCGTCCCGCTGGACACGGACCCTGAAGTCGGGGGGAGGTCGTGGGGGTCGCTCTACATGAAGGACGCGAACGGTAAGTACGACGAAGCGCTACGGGCTCGCGAAGACGAGTGGTACGCACGCGTGGCGCTGGTCGCGTGACGCCCGCTCGTCGGCCGGCGCCAACTTGCGCGGGGCGGGGAGGCGTTGTTCGGACGGTGGCGGGATACCGACCCGCCACTGTCCGGCCTGTGAGGCGTCTCATGTCTGGTATGCCACCCCTCCGACGTCCAGAGCCTGACTACGGACCGTCACATTCCGCTGTGCTGGCGCTCTGGGAGGAGCTGGAATGGTGGGCCTGTGTCTACTGTGACGCCTCGTTTGACCGGAAGGTTGTATGTCAGATCGACCATGTGACTCCGCTTGCGAAGGGTGGCCTTCACAACTTCAGCAACTTGGCTCCCTCGTGCGAGGAATGCAACCGCGCGAAGTCGGATCTGGACATAGACACCTGGATCGCCATCACTGCAGGCCAGTCGGTTACTGAGCGGTGATCGGCGATCACGCAGGGCTCAACCCGCGACACGCGCACCGACGGGCACCGCCTTCACATAGGTAACAACTACGTAACAGCAGACGGTCATACATGACCTGTGCTGGTCGACATATGTGCAGGTGAGGTTGGGTGACCGCCATATGTCACTCTGACATGACATGGCTAGAAACCGGACAATCAGTCATTAATCGACACTGTCAACCGGTTACTTCCGGCCGCGCAGTGATTGATCTGTGGAGGCTTCGTGACCTACAGTCCACAACACGTCGCGGACGGACAGCGACTGACGGAACTCCTGGACACGCTTGAGCGTGACCTAGTCGAGCTGCGTCAGATGGTGCTCATATGCGACGACGCACGAACCACGCCGGGGCGTACCCGTGCTGACGTGGATGGCGGAGACGGACGTCAGGCAGCGTACGGCCCCTCTCGACCAACCGAGACGATCGCGCTCGACAACGCGCGGGACCGTCTCAAGGCGGAACAACTGAACGGCGTCACGTACATCGCTCACGCTGTGGCGTGCGTACGCGGCGCCACTGCTGGACTGGACCGCGCTCTCGCCTTCTGGGAAGGGGAGGAGCCGACAGTCAAAACGACCTATGGGGGGTCGCATGAGGGTGCTGACGGGGCCGCAGAATTCCCCGGAACAGAGGGGGAACCTCGCTGAACTGGCCGGCCTCCACGGGCTGACGCCGTCTCTGACGGCAGACGTCCAGTGGTGGAACGTTTCTACGCTGTACCGGGCCTGTGGGTGGGACACCTGCGCCTGTGCCGTCGCTGACGTCGCGATCGCCGACGCGTTCGGCATCCCTGTCTTGGACCTCATCACGTAGCCGAGTCACGCTAGTCGACTAGCGCAACATCTTTGACAGCCCCCGTCCCCGCGAGGGACGGGGGCTTTGTCGTCCCTGCTGCAGATCGGCAGCCATCGCGTCCAACCACGCCCATCACTACGTGGGTCAGCCATGCCCGCGTTCAGGTCAACGCGAGTGACCCGCGTCACATGAACTCACCCCTCACAACGGCTCACGCCATACCCATAACTCCCTCACACAAGGCATTCACGAGGAGACGCACATGACCGCCACGCAGGTAACGGACGAGATGATCAGCGCCGCGCAGGACGGCGACAGCGACGCCATGTGGGACGTCATCAGCGCCAGCGACTCCACCCTGCGCGGCATCGTCCGCTCCGCCGCCCCCGGCGCCCGCGGGGAGGACGCGGAGGATCTGCTCCAGGAGGCCCGCGCGGCTCTCGTCCAGCGCGTTCGCGACTACGACTCGTCGGCCTCGTCCGCGGCCCTGATGACGTTCGCGTACCGGGGCATCCGACGCAGCGTGGCGGAGGAGTGGGTCCGCATGTCAACGGGCCTGACGATCGACGCCGGTACGGCGCTCCGTGTGAAGCGCGCGCTCGTCGACTTCGACGGCAACCGTGAGGCCGCGTACCTGTCGATGTACGCCAAGTACGGGACGTCGCGCGAGGTCTTCATGGGGACGCTGGAGGCCCTGGCCGACGTGGAGTCGCTGGAGAGCCCCATCACGGGCACCGACGGGGACAGCACCGGGAGCACGACCATCGCCGACATCATCGCCGACCCCTCCGCCGACGTCACCGACACGCACGAGCGTCGTGACCTCGCCCGCTGGCTGATGTCGCAGATCTCTCCGCGTCAGTCCTACGCGCTCCGCGCCTTCTACGGCGTCGGGATGCTGAAGACGGAGGACGACGAGGTTGCGGCGCACCTGCAGACGCAGAAGACGGCCGTCCGCCGACTTCGGTCGACGGGAGTACAGAACGCCCGCAACGTCGCCGACCGCCACGCCATCGCCGCGTGAAGCACTCACTGACACCCACCTGAAAGCGAGCGACCCATGCGCACCGGACTTCCTTCCCTTGACTCCTACGACGTCCAGGGCGTGACCGCCGACGAGGCCGCCCTCTACGGCGACGACGTCCGCTACGCCCTGGACGACCTGGACCCGATGAGCGGCGAGACCGGGTTCCGGATCCTCGCCGACGACTGAACCCGCGCTAGTCGACTAGCGCGAATCATCCGCAGCCCCTGACGAGTGAGGCGACAGGGGCGCATCACAGAGGAGAGAGCACATGAGCGAGACCTTCCGTGCCCAGTGCAACAGCGCGTCGGGCGACTACGTGACGGCTGAGATCAGCGGCGACAAGGTGGAACTGGTCGGCCACAGTGGCGACGACAACGTGATGAACGCGTTCGTCACGGCGATCAACGCCCGCACCTTCGCCCGCGGGATCCTCGCCCTGGCTGACGAGATCGACGGCGGGGAGCAGGTGGCGGTACCCGCCCCGGTGCGCAGCCGGCCGAAGGTGGGGGACCGGGTGGCGATCACGAAGTACCGGCACACGGAGAGCGGCGGGTACGTCGGGAAGGAAGGCACGTTGGAGGTCGTCGACCTTGACGACGACTACCTGACCTACCGCGTGCAGTTCGACGACGCCCACGGCGTGTGGGCGGCTGACGTCCGGAGGGTCGACGAGTCGGCCGCATCGAGCAGCATCAAGCCCGGCGACCGGGTCCGCGTCCTGGACGACGACGGCGGGTTGTCCTACCGGCGGTTCGTCGGCCGCATCGGCACCGTGAAGAATCTGACCGGGTACGAGAACCTTCCGTACAAGGTCGAGTTCGGCGACGGCAGGGGCCCCCACGGCGCCGAAAACGGGTGGTGGAACTGCAAGGCCGTGGAGCGCGTCGACGAGCCGACGGAGACGGACGCCATCAAGGTCGGCGACAAGGTCCGCGTGACGGTGGACCGCGCCAACTGTGCCGACGTGAAGGCCGGCGACGTCTTCACCGTCGCGTCGCTGGAGACCAACCTCAGCCCCGGTGTGCGGACCACATCCGTGCCCACTCGCTCCGGCGGCTGGTTCTTCTCCCTGGACGTCGTGGAGAAGGTCACCGACGAGCCGGCCGACGGTGAGCAGCCGGCCGACGTCGATTCCGTCCCCTCGTCACGCGCGGCCCTCCTGGAGAAGGCCGGGGAGCTGCTGGGCGTCCCCGGTTTCGGATCCACGGCGGACGACCTGATCAAGCTGGCCGACTACCTGGCGGGGGAGTGAGCGGCATGGGAGACATCAAGGTCGGCGACCTCGTCGAAGTCACCGACGACTCAGAGGGTGACCTCGTCGGTCAATGCGGGACTGTCGTCCGTGTCGACACGGTGGATGGCGATCTCCCCTACCGTGTGCAAGTCCCGTCGCGCGACTACGCGGTGTGGGTCCACGAGGTGCGAAAGGTCGACGACACCCCCGTTGCTGACCGTGCGGCCCTCGTCGACAAGGCGAAGGAAGCCCTCCGGGGCACCCTGCACAGCGCCGCCGACATCATCGATCTCGCCCGCTTCCTGGCCGGCGAGTGAGCTTCGAAGTCCGCCGCGGACCCGGCAAAGTTCTCGTCCGTGTCCGCGGGGACGACGCGCCTGACGTTCACGAGATGGATCCTGACGCCGCGCGACTGCTCGCCCGTCGGCTGACGGACGCAGCGCGCGACGTGGAGGGCCAGATCCCGGAGGCCGGCAAGGACTGGGACCTCGTCCCTTTCGACGAGCCGGATCAGCGTGGTTGACGACTGTGAAGGCTGCTTCGCACGCGCGGCGGTCGGCACGTTCAGCGTTGGCGACGTTGAGACACCGCTGTGCGAGGGCTGCGCCACCTACCGCACGGTGGACGGCGACGTGATCCTGCCCAACGAACCAGTCTGACCAGGGAGGCCCGGGGCGCGATGCTCCGGGCCTTCGGTCGTTCCGCGCTAGTCGACTAGCGCGGCATGTTGTGCTGGTCGCCATATGTGTGCGACTATGGAGTCACACAAGCGGCTCACGGAGAGCCGCGAAGGGGAGGCAGACATGTACGGCACCGGGACTGACGGCTTCAACTGGTACGTCACTCGCACGGACGCTGGCGCCGCCGGTCCGGTCAAGGTCACCAGCCTTGGGGCGTTCGGCACTCACGCCGACGTTCGCCACATCGCCAAGAGCCTGAACGCGGGTGAGCCGACGGGGCTGCTTCCCTCCGCCATCCGCTAGCCGAAACGCCCTCCGGGGCGTCGTCCGGGAATGGTCTCCCGGGCCTGATGAGGCAGACCGAAAGGGGCGGGGACATGAGCAGCGACTTCCGGGAGACCACGGTCCGTGTCTACGGCGTGGAGCGTGTCGTCCGCACGGAGCGCGCGGGATCCGCGAAGCAGCTCGAAGCGGCGCACACGAAGGCCGTGAAGGCGGCGCTGGAGGAGATGCACACGGCGGAACTGGACCGCGCCCACACGGACGACATGGCGGCCCTGGAGCGGAAGCGCTGGAAGGACCGGGAAGGCTGGGCTGGCTCCGGGGCGCGAGCGAAGGAGAACGCCATCCGACAGACCAAGGAGTCGCACGAGACGCGTCGGCTGCGGAAGTTCAACCTGCCGAAGTGCAATTACGTCGACACCCGCAAAGGGTGGCCGAAGGTGACTTTCAAGGTGGGGATCCCCGACTACTTGGACGAGGTCGCCCCCGGCGAGTACGCGACGCGGGAGGTAGCGGAGACCATGGCGCGCGCCGTCGACGAGACGCTTCCCGGCCTCTCCCTGGAGCGTTGTGGCGACGGCTGGACGTTCCTGCATCTGGCCTCCGCCACGGACGAGAAGCCCCGCGGTGTCTCCCTCGGGACCGTGTTCAAGACACGCGATCGCGCCCGCCAGGTGGCTGCCGACGAGTTGGCAGGCGTCGACTGGACGCGTACGGCTGACGAGTTGCAGACGGATGAAGTGCTGAGCGCGCGCATGCGGCTCATCAAGGCCCGTGAGCGCGTGGCCCGTAAGCCGTCCGACGTCTGGGCGCAGGAAGATCTTCGCAAGGCGGAGGCGGAGTTGTCGACCGCAGCTTGAGCCCGAAGTCACGTAAGTCGACTAGCGTGACATGTTGTGCTGGTCGCCATATGTGTGCGATAGTCGTTCACGTAGGGGCCTCACGGAGGGGCCACGAAGGGGAGGGGCGGAAATGAGCGTCAAGTTGGTAACCGTGATCGACGACAACGGCGACGAGACGCTGCACCCCGTGTGCCGCTACGCGGATTGGTGCGGTCGTGAGATCTCCCGCCGGTTCGTGAGCATCGCGGAGACCGTCGGAATGGTCTTCAGGGAGTCCGACGCGACGGCTTGCGAAGCGTGCGGCGCGAGTCTTTAGCCGAAACGGCCTCCGGGCCGTCGGCGGGGAATGGCCTACCCGCCCTGATGAGGCAGGCCATAGGGGAGGGGAACGACATGACCACGTCGACGATGCCGATCACCGCTGCCGAACTGGCAGCCATCCCGCGCGCTCGCGCAACCCGCCTGTCGTACGACTGGCACCACTGGGGCCGCTACTCCGTGTGGATGGCGGAGGCATCGTTCTTCGGGTGGTCGGTCATGACCGACTACGGAAAACCGGGGCAGGAGAACGTCGTCACGTCGCCGCGCACGCGGGAGGGCTGTATCAAGGCGCTGGCTGGCTACGTCCGCAACTACGGCGACCCGCGATGGGGGCACGCCCTGACGGTCGACGAGTGGGAGGAGGTAAGCACCATCCTGGACGCGCGAATCAACTTCGAGCACAGCATTCGATAGCACTGCCGTCCCGGTCCGGCGTAACCAGCGGGTTCGAATCCCGCCCGGGGCACTCGAAGCACTATCGGACTCCAACGAAGGAGGAAGCCATGCCTGACTGGGTGTGGATTGTCCTGGCCGCGTGGCCGCCCGCAATCGCCATACTCGCCGGAGCGTGGATGCGCGTGAGCCGCGAGCGGGCCCGCCGCATCGCCCGTCGCGACACCACGAAAGACTGAGGAGGTGACATGCGCCCGTCCATCCGCGCGGCCGTTGTCATCGCCGGCACCGCAGCTACCGCCCTCCTGTCCGTCGTCTCGATCGACCCGACGCCGGCCCCGGAGCGCACGCCCGTTCCGCACGTGACGACCACGTGGACGCTTCACCCGGAAGACTACGGAGAGGAATCCCGATGACGACCGAGCAGGAGCCGGAGACGATCCCCGTCAAGTCGACGGAGCTTCAGCCTGGCGACGTCTTCGAGCGTCACGGAAGGACGTGGACCGTCCAGCACGCGGGCACGTGGGGACCGTACGGGTCCGTCTACGTCGACGCCGTGGAGGGACGCGTCTACATGTCGAAAGCCCTGGAGCTGGACGTCCGGAGACCGGCGGGGGAGTCGGCGTGTACCGCCTGACCCTGAACAACGGCCTCTCCGCGCCCCTGACTCCGGCTGGCGTCCATCACCTCCTGGCCGTGGCCGTCCGGCGCCGGCACGAGGTCACCCGCGTACGCGGAGGGTTCGTCGTGACGCTGCCGGGGGACTCGCTGGCGGCGCTCATCAAGGCGGGGGAGTAGGAGCGTCAGTCGACTAGCGTGAATGACTTGTGCTGGTCGCCATATGTGTGCGATAGTCGTCTCACGCGAAGGACTGATGGAGGAGATTCACATGACGGACCACGACTTCGAAGCCACCGCTCGTTGCGTCAAGCTGTACGAGCGCCTTCGTCAGGCCGTCCGCACCCGCCAGTACACCGACCGCCCGGGGAGTGAGTGGAGGCTCACCGACTTCGCGGAACTGCCGGAGTACTTCGGCACGCGCAACAAGGTCATGATCAGCGCGACGGAGGACGGCGAGAAGTTCGAAGTCCTCGTGTTCAACCTCCAGGGCCGTCAGCTCCACAGCAAGGCGTACAAGACGATGGACGTCGCCTTCCGCAACGGCGAGAAGTTCGCTGACGCTGAGTACCCGGAGCCGGCGTCGGCACCTCGTCACATCCCGATCGCTCCGCAGCCGGGCGACGACATCCACGCGACGTCGCACCTGTCGGAGGGCTGTGGACTGGTCAAGGGCCTCCCGCTGAGCGTGCTGACGGAGTCGGCCCCGGTCGTCCAGGACGAGCAGCCCGCCACCGACCTCCCGCAGGGCACCCGCGTCATGACGCCCAAGGGACGGCCGGGAACCGTCAACGGTTACGACATCGGACGCGTCACAGACCCTGACCACGACAACTACGACCGTCAGTACGTCGGCGTCGACATGGACCCCGTTGAGGGCGACATGGGTGCTGGTCGGCGGGGCCGGTTCTTCGTTGACGAGCTGGCCATCGTACCGACGCTCAGCGCTGGTGACATCGTCGAAGCGGTGACCGTCGGCACAAAGCCGATGACCATCCGCGTAGCAATCGACCGTGAGCCCTGGTCTCACGGGGTCAACTCCGAGGGAATCGACCGAACGGTCCTGAGCGACGGCCGCGGAGTCGTGACCGTACGCACCGACAGCATGCGCGCCGTGGACCGGTCGACGCTGAGCGGGGACGAGCTGAGCGACATCGAGCGGCGCGGAACGGTGGGCGTCCGCGGTCCGAAGTGCGGTCACGGCTTCGCTCTGAAGCCCGGCGTCACCTCCGCGGTGAAGTGCGAGTTCGGCCACGAGTACGGCGTCTTCGGCGATGAAGGGCCGATCGACCGGGCGGACTGCGCGGTACAGGCGGCGAACGACGCGGCGTTCTACATGGCGGAGGACGACGGAGACACGGAGTACGTCGTCAAGGTGGTCTGCCCGGACCACCAGGAGCAGCCGCAGGAGAGCTGCGAGGAGTGCCTTACCGACGAGGGTGAACCGCAGGGCACCGACGAGGCGCTTCGGTCGTCCTTCCGCGAGGTGTCAACGGCGCCGGCCAACAGTCGGCCGACGTACGAGCGGTTCAGCTAGCTTCCTCCCCTCGGAGCCCCTGCGAAGTGAGGTCGCGGGGGCTCCAAGTCACGTCAGTCGACTAGCGTGAATGACTTGTGCTGGTCGTCATAACCATGCCACTATGGATCCACGCGAGGGACACACGCATTGAGGAGAACACCATGAACGCCACCACCACGCAGGTGCCCATCTTCGACACCACGCGCTACGACCTCGTGGCCCTGAACGACCTGAAGAAGGGTGACGTCGTCTGCCTCCCGGGCGTGATGTGCGACGGTGAGGTTGCCTCGTGGGGTACCCGCGGCTACACCGTCGACCACGTCGAACACCGCGCCCCGGGCGTCGTCTTCATCTGGCGGGATGCGGAGAAGGTGGAGCCCGGTCACGACTCGTTCATCATGGTCTGCGGTGAGCGCGTGGAGGCGGGTGTCCTGCGGGTGAAGGGGCCGCTCGTCAACGAGGTCCCCGCGGGGCAGCTCCAGGCGCACGACGTGCTGTGCGACGACGAGGGAAAGCCGTTCGCCGTAGTGGCCACCGTGGTTGGGGATGACGAAAGCGGCGTGTGGGCGTCGACGTACGACGTCACGACGGGCGCCCCGTGGATCCCCCTGGAGTTCCCCGCCGGCGCCACGGCCGTGATCCTGGCCCGCGCCACCTGACGCACCACCCTGGAGCCCCTGCGGAGTGAGGACCCAGGGGCTCCGCCGACGCACACCACACCGCACACGAAGAGGAGCCATGTTCAACCGCATCCGGCGCATAGACCCGATCCTGATACAGGCCGTGATCGCAGCCGCCTTGTCCTTCGCCCACCTCCACGACATCGCGGAGGCCGCGGGGCAGGGCGGTTGGAAGGCGTGGGCGTACCCGGTTTCCGTCGACCTGCTCATGATCATGGCGTGGAAGCGGATCCGGACGCCCGACGTCGCGAAGCGCGCGGCGTGGTTCTGGTTCCTGCTCGCCCTCGCGGCGTCACTGGGCGCCAACATCGCGACGGCCGGCGTCCTGGACATGGCAGCCATGCCCGTTCAGCTCCGCGTCATCGTCGCCGGATGGCCGGCACTTGCGTTCCTCGGTGGCTCGCTGCTCGTCCACTCACGCCCGAAGCACGAGGACGAGCAGCGCGAGGCACCCGCGCAGGAGCCACAGGCGCCCGCTGAGGAGCCTCCCGCACCTCCGACGGCGCCACTCTCCGGACAGGCCGTGAACGGCGCCCAGAAGCCCCACCTCGTCACGTACGCGGAGGCTGCAACGGCGCTGGGCGTGGCGGAGGCGACGGTCCGTGGCGCGGCAAACGGTGGCCGACTGAAGAAGTACGCGGGACCGGTCGCCGGCCGTGTCCTCGTCGACCTGAAGGAAGCCCGTAGCGTGCTGAAGCCCCGTCGGCTCGTCAGCGCACCGTAAGGAGAGACGATGGAAGCCACTGTCTTTGACCAGACGAACGACGGGTACGCAGAGGTGTCCGCCAGTCCCGGTCGCGTCGTACTGGACGTAAACGAGGGGCCGCACCCGCAGCACTTCGACCCCTTCCACGCTCGCGCCCTGGCTGCTTACCTCCTCCGCGCGGCTGACGAGGCGGAGGGGAAGCCAGCGGAGCGCCGCGGAACCTGGAAGATCCCGCCCGCCGGCCCGGAAGGTACGCGGCGCACGGCGGCGAACCTGGACGGCAGCCGGCCGGAGAACCAAGAGGACGAGGACGCATGACTTATCCATCCATGCGCGACGAGAACGGCGTGAAGCCGCCGTACGAGAGCCTGGAGTGGTGGCGGCGGTTCCTGCTCGTCTACGGAATGGGCAGAGACGACCTGATCATCGTCCGGCCGTTGACAAAGAGCAGGGCGGAGGCCATGGAGGCGGTTGCGGCGTTCCAACGTCGCTACCCCCACCTGATGCTGACCGGTCGCGACAGCCGCAACATCAAGCCCCCTCCGCCCTAGCGTTGAGCACCACACAGTGAGCCCCCGTCGGGATCATCCGGCGGGGGCTCTTTGCGTTGCGCAACGGATCAGGCGTCGAAGCCGCCCGACTTGACGCGCTCTACGAAGGCGCTCCAGGCGCCGGCAGGGAAGACCAGGGCAGGGCCAGCAGGGGCCTTGCTGTCGCGGACGGGGACGACGGGGAGACCGTCGGCCACCTCCACGCAGTCGTTCTGACCGCCGGAGTACGTCGACTTGCGCCATGCGAGGGCGGGTGACTGGGAGTTCGGGATGTGGTGGCTCACTTGAGGTTGTCCTTCAGGTTGGAAATGAGGTCGGCCGACTCGCCAAAAGGCAACGCCGCAGCCCGAAGGCGCTCGAACGCGCTGCCGTAGACGGTCACCTCTGCCGGATCTTCGACGTACAGCGCGGTCGTCAGACTCTCCAGCAGAACGACGTCAAGGAACGCAGACTCAGGGAAGCCCAAGACTGCGAACGGCCCGCTGAGCCCCGGATGGGGTGACGCCTCCAGCGGGAGGACTTGAAGTGACACATGCGGGAAGTCGGCCACTTCGAGCAGCCTTTGAAGCTGGTCCCGCATGGTCGGTATGTCGGCAAGCCGCGTGCGGAGGGTGGCCTCAGAGATGATGGCCCACACCTCCAGCGGCTCCGGCTTCGTGAGGACAGCTTGGCGTGCCCGGCGGACCTCTACGAGGGCGTTCACCTGCTGCGCCGTCGACGTCATGTTGATAGCGCTGATCGTGGCGCGTGCGTACTCGGCAGTCTGCAGGAGACCCGGGATCAACGTCGTCTGGTAGGTGCGGAGACTTGATGCGTCGGCCTCCAGACTGATCAGGTCCGCGTACGCCGGCCGGATGGCGTCCCGGTAGGTCTGCCACCATCCCCGCTTGGCGCCGTCTCGCACGAGCCCGAGCATGACATGACGCTTCGCGACGTCCTCCACGGCGTAGAGGTCGAGAAGCCTCTCAGCGTCCACGACCTTGACGCCGGTCCGGGCAGTCTCAATCCGGCTGAGCGTCGACGAGGTGATCCCGGTCCGCGTTTCGACGTCCTCAAGCTTCAGGCCGACAGCCTCACGCAGCCGACGAAGCTCAGCGCCCAGCCGTCGGCGGCGGACTGTGGGAGCGGTCATGCTCGCCTCCTTCTGGACGTCGTAGGGCAATTCTCACTCTGGTGGTGATCGGCTGACTACATGTTTCCACAGGCGACGGCGGAGGCGTGTCGGATGACTGCAAATTTGCAGTCTCTGAGTTCCGCTTGCATTTCCCGACCGCATGGGATCACACTAGAAGTGCCAGTTCCCACACGGTGAGTTATCACCGTACCTACTAGGAGGGGCGGACGTGGCACGTCAAGAATCGGAGCATTCCGCCAGTGATCCTCAGAAGGGGGACCTGGCCAACGATGCACCCGCAATGCCCACACCTGGCTTGCTCGCCAAAGACACGTCGACGGGAAGCGTCGGCCGCGTAATGGGCAGGAACGGCCCCTTCATCCTCATGCGCCCCTTGAAGGGCGGTCTGGAGTGGGAAGTACTGCCGGAGGACGTAGAAGAGATCACTACAGGTGCGGCGTTATCGGTCGCCGTCGCGGAGGATGCGCGTCAGCGAGAGGCGTACCGGGGCTTCCCCGGTTGGTTCAGCGGGGCGTGCCTGTGAGCCCTCGCGAGTTCACCCGCTACCTCATGTGGGCGTTACGGCCGGAGTCGTCGCCCCCGTCGGAGCCCATCAGTTTTGAGTTCGAGTGCATGACGTGCGGCGCCACGGGACCGCCCAGTGAGGACTTCTCCGTCGCGCAGGGCTGGACCTTGGAGCACCTGGCCACGCAGCCATCACACACGGGCTTCCACGAACACGTTCACCGCTACTGGCGTGCGGAACTCGTCGACGTCGACGTGACTCCTGTGCGCGAACTGACGGCGGTCGTCGACCGCGCAGGGAGGATCGGATGAGTACCGACGGGATGAAGGAATCACTCAAGCCGCCACGGGGCCGGCGCGCCCGTGACGCTGAGCTGGACGACTTCACGGCGGCGCTACGCACGGGGGACGAGGCGGCTGGAGCGCTCCGTGACGCCCTCGCCCGCCACGGCCTGACGCTGCCCTCACTGGCCGGCGATGTGCCCGTTGCTGGTGAGCCCATGGTGAGGCTGGGCGGCGCACACGTCAGCCCCGTGAAGCAGCTTGCCCAGATTCTCGACTCCGCGGCCGACGCCCTGGAGTCACGGGCCACCTGAGAATCCGCTCCGGCTGCTGGGTATTGACGGCGCCGGATAGCCGGAGCGGTGCAAGACCCGCGCGACGTCGTCCCACTCCCTGACGTCGCGCGGATGACGGCGGGACCCGGTGACCGGTGAGGTCGGCCTCACCGGGTGCCCGCTGACGGACCCCTCTCGTTCCCGTGAGCGAGGGGGGCTTCGTCATGCGCGGGGACTATCGGCTGTGTGATCCGACGAGAGGTAGAGACGCCGTTCAGACGATCCGATCACCCGTTGTGCGCTCCCGTATCCTGGCGGTATGCGTTTCTTGAACCCGCAGACTGGCGCCTATGAGAAGTGTTCTTCGGTGCCGTACGACCTCACGTAGCGCACCAAATCACATATGCTCTCCCTCGTAGGCCAGCACGAGGGAGGGGGCCGGCATGGACCGGTTTTTGTTGTATGAGCGGCTGTCCAGGGCCACGGAGTCCAGTACGTCGATTCAGCGTCAGGACGAGTCGTGCAGGTCGGAGGTTGTCCGACGGAATGGCGTGATCGTCGCAGACCCCTTCGTCGACGAGGGAGTATCAGGCGCACTGCCGCCGCTGGATCGGCCCGCGATGAAGCAGCTACTCCACAGCTTGGGCGGCGTTGACGCAGTCATGGTGTGGAAGATCGACCGCATCGCCCGATCGTTCGTCGGCTTCGCTGACATCGTGCGGGAACTGGACAAGCATGGCGTAGCACTGATCTCAGCTACGGAGCCCATCGACATGACCGGGCCTACGGGCCGTGCCATGGCGCAGATGATCGCGACCTTCGCGGAGCTGGAGCGCGAGATGATCAAAGCGCGCGTCCGGGACTCGATGCGCAAGGCGAAGGAAGACAAGCGGTTCCACGGCGGACGCGTTCCGTACGGACTGACGCCGGCACCACACCCGTCCGGCAAAGGTCGCGTCCTCGTGCGCGACGAGCACGCCGTCAGTGTGCTGCGTGAGCTACTGCTGTGGATTCTGGAGGGCGCGCGGCTTACGGAGTGCGCTCGTCGCCTGAACGCACGTGGCGAGCCGACGAGCCGCCAGCGGGGCGCCACCCTGAAGGGCGTGGATAAGGCGCAGGACGCGCAATGGCGGACGCGGGCACTCCGCTTCATCCTGACGTCCCCAACGATGCTCGGGCACCGACCGTTGCCAGGCGGGGGAGTGGAGTTGGATGACGACGGGTTGGAAGTCGTCACGTGGACTCCGGTCTTCTCTAGCGATGAGTGGGACGCCCTACAAAGCGAACTGGAGGCGCAGGCGCAAATCCGGAAGTCTCCGGCGGCCTCACACTGGCTTTCCGGTGTTCTTCGCTGCACTGAGTGCGAAGGAAATCTGAAGCAGCACACCGCGTCTAACGGGCTGCGCTCGTTCACGTGCAGCGGCTCTGAGACGCAGAAACACAAGCCAGGCGTATACGTCGGCATGGAGAAGGTCATTGAGTGGGTGATGGAGGAGTTCCCACGTCGGTTCGCCGTACTGCCGGAGGTGCACCGCGTATGGGTTCCTGGCACCGACGCGACGCGTGAGCTGACCCAAGTGACGCGCGCCATCGCACGACTTCGTGACGACCGTGACGCGGGCTTGTTCGACGACGAAGAGGACGAGTACCGCGACCGTGTAAAGCGGCTGAATGCGCGTAAGCGGGCACTGGAGGATGTTCCGCAGGTAACGCCGCACTGGGAAGTGCAGTCCACGGGCCGGACGCTGGGCGAGGCGTGGGCGGCGCTGGACGTCGACGATAAGCGCGGCGATCTGCTGCGGGAATACGGGCTGCACGTGTGGGTGCGGCCGGCTCCGTCGCGCACGACGCCCGTCGATGAGCGTGCGGACTTTGGCCCCGCGGACCCGGAGGCGGACGCGATGGACGACGCGCTCCATCAGGCGATGCTTTAGGTAACGGACTGATAACGCTTGCGGGTGTCTCTGGGACCTCTCCCGGGGGCACCCGCGGGCGAGTTTGGCCCTCTTCCGCCTCCGCTGACGTCGACCGGAGCCGCGTCCCCGTCCACAGGCGCCTGTGGATAACTACGGCAAGTGACCATCGCAGCACGGTAGTTCAACGCTGAGTGACTACAGGGTGCTAAAAGCTCAAACTAACCCCTATTTTCTAGCCCTTCTAACACGTGTTAAGAGGAATAGAAAATAGGGGTCTGTTTTGACACTTCGACCAGCGGGCGCGGAGGCGGCTCCAGCGGGCACCCCTCACACCGTACCCATAACAGTAGTAGAGGGAGGACGAGCGACCGTCGCGAGTGGCGGACGGACCTCTCCCTCATGACGGCCGGCGATGCTCCCGCGTTCCCCGCACTCTCCTCCGGGTTGAAGCGTGGTCGCAGCACGCTGGCCGTCTTTGTCTTCCTCGCCCGGTGCATGGGACTTCGACCCGTTCGAAGCCCGGACGGGGGAGGGCGGTCACGTAGTGCAGCGGCCTAGCACGCCCCACGGAGTAGGGATCGAGTCCCGCCGTTCCGACGGCAAGTGGCAGCCCATGGGTAGACGCCGGTTCAAATCCGGTCGTGACCACGGTTCCGACGTGTCCCGCCCTGGAGTCAGGGGACTGCCACGCTGGAGCTTCAACTTCCCGGGCCTTGTGGGTCCGCGGCGAGTCCACTTGCGCCCCGTACGGCGGGGAGGCGGCATACGGACTCACAACCCACCCCGTCCCTTGTGGTCGGGGTTTTTGACGTCACGCGGTGTGAGGCAGTACACGCGCGCCGGGGAGGATCATCCGGCGGTGTAATCGCGGGTTCGAATCCCGTCCGTGACGTCGCGCCTCTGTAGCTCAGTTGGTAGAGCAGCGTCCTCGTAAGGCGACGGTCGCAGGTTCGAACCCTGCCGGAGGCTCAGGGGCGCCCCGTGCGTGACTGATCAGCACGCGCCCTCCGGGCAGGATTAACGGCCGTGCCGGCCCACCCTGCCACGCTGTCCGACGGCGGGGCCCGGACAGCATCCTTGGTGTGTAGCTCAGCGGGATAGAGCAGCGGCCTACGAAGCCGTGTGCGGAGGTTCGAGTCCTCTCACGCCAACGCAACGGGATGTAGCTCAGTAGGAAGAGCACCCGCTTTGGGAGCGGGAGGCCGTGGGTTCGAACCCTGCTATCCCGACAAGACGCAGCCCCGGCGCGGAGGACGACCTCCCGTGACCGGGGCTGAGCTATTTGGGCTGCGGGACAGAGTCCGCGGGCAGCTCCACGCGACGGAACGTCAGCGTCCAACGGATCTGACCCTTGGCGGGCCACGGAGCCACGCTCTGCTGTTGCTGCTCGAAGCGCCAGCCGACGGACTCAATCACCTTTATCCACTGGCTGATTGCGGCCGGCTGCACGTTGGCAAGGCTGTGAACGTAGACGGGGTCGCCACGGTCGTAAGCACGCCGGGCGCCCTTCGTCATGCTGTTTCTGGCCCATTCCTTAAACCCCATGGGGAGAGCGTAGAGGAGGTGGCGCCGTGGCGTGGGCAGGAAGCACACGACGATCCCGCCTCCCGCGGGACTGGCCCCGCATCCGGCGCCGCATCATCCGGCGTGACGGAGGCGTGTGTACGTGGCGCATGTCCGACGGGCAGCGCTGCACACAGGTCGGCTCTGACGTCGACCACATCACGCCTGGAGACGACCACAGGGACGAGAACCTGAGGCTCCTGTGCACGTGGCACCACGGGCGTAAGAGTGGCCACGAGGGCGGCTCAGCGAGCGCCGCTAAGCGCGTGAGTACCGAGCGCCCGAAGCCCACACACCCCGCCCTGGAGGACTGATGGAGCCCACCACGCAGGCACCTTCTGGAGCCCCCTCCACCACAGAATCAAGGTGGGTGTACTACGCCGGCCGAAGGTGGGTGGAGCGTGGCAGCACACACCCGCGTGACGTGGATGGTGATCCCGCATGAGCCAGCCTGAGGGCGCACACGTGGAGATCGTGGAGGACGATCACACGCCAGGTGACGGCGTGGTAGTCACGCGCGTGGTGGTCAATGGCGTCGATGTCGGCAGGATCGCTGAGCCTCCCAAGATCCGCACTGGCGACGGGAAGTCGACCATGGCCACGGTGACGCTCGTCCTCGTTCCCTCGCGCCTGGAGATCAGGGGCGACGACGCGCCTTCGGCCGGCAAGAGCTTCGGTTTCACGGCGACCGATCAGGCCTCTGACCTGCAGTGACGTACCGTGACCCAGGGGGGTAACCCCGTCACGCTCAGTATGGGAACCGATAAGGT